CCCCTACGGAATACCCTAAAGCATATAAATTGTTTTTTGCGGATTGAATATCTTCAGGTAGTAATCCACTTAATTCAACTGATTTAGCTGCCTCTGATTTAGTTTCAGTTTTTGTTTCGTCAGCTTTTATATCAAACGTACTTCTTATATCTACGGGGCTTGTGTCTGTATCTTCATCTCTATCTCTATCTCGTTGTTCTTCCATGAAATCAAAATTAGATATTTCCTCTTCCGCAGTTAATGGTCGGTCTAAACTTGCTTCTCTAAGATCATCACTAACAGCTTGTTCGTTTTCCGCATCCATACGTTTTTTCATGTGGTTAGAAGCTGCCTCATCACCGTCTAAAGATAGTTGTTCTAATTCCTTATAAGACATTCCCGAATATTTTTTTTCTTCAATGAGGTCAAAAATCTGTCTATCAGTTAAATTTCCTGCTACCTCAAACCTTTTAAACGGTGCGTCATCAGTATCGATGTCAAAACTAGAACCACTTGCTCCCGCAAAAACAGTGTTTCCTTTAGGGGGTAACGCCTTTACAGCAGGTTCTTGTTCAAAACTTGCGTCATACGCTTGTTCGGTTGTAGGGGGTAACGCCTTTACAGCAGGCTCTCGTTCAGCACTTGCGTCGTAGCTAGAACCATCTGTTTTTGCATAAACAGTTCTGCTTTCTATGTCTGCTTGTGCGGCTATTTCTTGTTCTGCAAAAGTTTTATCTGCTGCGTCTCGTCTAGCTTTAGAATCATATTCATCCCCAAACATGTCGTAGCGTGGAGTTTCAAAATACGTTTTTACTTTGTTACCTAGTGCTGCAGCACCTTGGCTGTTTAAACTACCTATAAAGGCGGCCCCAGAATCTTTTCCTTGCAGCCCTGCTGTAGTTGCAGCGACGATAGCTTCGTTAAACTGAGCAGTTTTAGGGCTTAAAGCGTCTATACTATCGGTTATAGAACTAGCTACACCCGCTAATATACCTTCATTAATGTTTCCCCCTGAAGAGATAAACGTTGTTATAGCTGTATTAACAGAGTTTTGTTGGCTTTTTGAAAGTTTGTCAAAGTTAGGGACAGATTCATTAAAGTATTTAGTTGAGGTTTTAGCAATTTCCCCACTTATACCGCCCAGCAATGCAGTTTTTAAATCAGCTCCCGTAGCCGCAGATACTACAGATTTACCTACGACATTACCAACAGCAGTAGATACACCAGCGCTAACACCTAGATTTGTTACTGTGTTAGAAACTACCGCTGAGACTTTACCTACAACAGTGGGGGCAACAGTGGATATAACTACACTTTTTAAAACATCTTTAAGGTCACCACCTTTAGCAAGTGTTGAAGCACCGTTTATAAGCGGTATAAGTGGTTGCAGCCCAGGAATAAAAGAAGCCCCTATCATAGCTATAGCTGTTAAGGGATCATCACCCATGGCTTTTGCAACACCTTCAACGGTATCGACTACAGGTTTTAGTATCTCATCGTCAATTTTAGAGAGAACTTTCTTTATAGGTTTTTTAATTTTTTTTACTATACTGCTCATACTATAACCCTTTGTCCAATGGTTCTTTACCTAATTCTATGAACAATACGTAATGATCGTCTTCTGCAGGTTCTAGTTGAAATATGGAGTCAGTTTTATCAAACACTTTCTTTAACGCTCTCATGGCAGGCAACATCACATCACCTTCAAATTGAGTAACATAGTCAGTTACACCGCGTTCTTGTAAATACCCTACATATTTTAATATATTACGCACATAATTACGCCCTACATCTGCATTTAACGGGCGACCTACAACGCTATTTTTGTTATCACCTTCACCAAAATGACCAATAAATACAGTGTTACCTATCTGCACTACATCCGCTGTCTCAGCTTCTTTAACGATAGTCATCATTACTGTTTCTACAGGCATATCTCCTGTACCCACTTCTTCTAGTGCCATAGCTATAACTGCTGCAGGAGGTAGCAATTTTTCTTTGCTGTTCACAATTCCCATAACAAACCCTAAGTTATTTCAAGTATACTAGCCACTACATGTAGCCTATTTGCTGTTGCAGCGGTAACTTTTAATATTTCAGACGCTTGCACTATTAAAGGTGCAGTTAGTAATTCTGTTGTGCCATTAGCACTAATGGCTTTGGTTTTATATATACTATACACATCACTACCACTAGTTAAAGTTAAAGTTATTGTGTCTGCATTACCAGAGTCTTCAGAAACTATTATAGATTTAACTATAGCTGTAGTGGATGTAGCACAAGTATATAAAGTTGTAACACTCGTTGCCGCTAAATCTACTTTTGCATTTACATATGTATTTGCCATTACCCTACAAACCACCCTACTGCATCAGATCTATCTGCAAGACTTGTATCTCTTAACGTATTGTCTATCTGGTTAAAATATAATCTTAATATGTTATTAAACGTGTTAAACTCCGCTGCATTGTATTCAATAGGAGCGTAAGGTAGCGCAGGAGCACGAAATTCTACAGTGTATTGGTTAGGCATTACCGTCTCCCATCTGGTCTAATATCAATTCGTGTAGCACCTGATTGCCATTGTACACCCGCAGCACTAGATTCTATTTTCATAGATAATTGTCGTCCTCGTACTCGTGTATGTATTTGATTGGTGTATACTTCAACAGGAGAAGTAGCGCTACGTGTAGCTACGCCTGTACTTACCCCACTTTCGGATGTAGGACTACTATATCCAGAACCAGAAGATGTTAGTGGGAAGAAAGACATTGTTATAGCAGGGTTGGTTGCCGTAGACCCTTCAAAAGATACATCTGGTAACACGCGGGACATTAACATAAACCTATCGCCGTCTTCTAAATCAAAATCAGCAGATGTAATAAACGCAGGGATAGCGGCTGTTGTACCTGTCTCGTTATCATCAACACCTTCCTCGTGGTTTACAAGCACAGAGTTAAATGTGGCTGCTAGAGGAAAAGCCCTAAGTCCAGAATCTAACCATGCAGAACGCGCCATAGAACCATAATACCAAATGTGTTCTAAGTAATTATAAACTACGTATCTATCATTATCGGAAGCACTACTAGAACAATAGAACCACCACACTTCGTTAAACGCTTCATTACTACCACCAAATACTTGACCGTACTGTTCAGTATTAAAATCTGTAAACACATATTTACGTAGGTCACATTGTAGTGGTTGAGTAGAACCATCATACTTGTAGAACTTATCTTTACCCATCCAATAAGAAACCCCACTTGCATAAGCAACGCTATTTTGAGACGCAATAGATATTTGTTCGCCAACAAGTTGTGCTGCCCATACCCCAGAACCTGCGCCAACATACTGTAACGAGTATAGGGATGAATCTGTCCAAACAAGTACCTCTTGTCGAGCTTGAGCAGCGGCTATGATTTCAGTACCACGAGACAATCGCAGGCTACCCGCTTGATTTGTAGCTGCAGGAGTCCAATTTGTAGCGTCTTCTTGGTCAGACCAACGAATAATCATAGGATCTTTAGTTGCAGAGCCAATGGGAGTTGTACCAAAACAGAACACAAATCTGTTAATATCTGATACAAGTATAAAATTTTGTCTTGTTGGTACAGCAGACGCACCTGATAAACTAGCTAACTCTACAGCACGCGTGGATAAAGTATTTGACGCGTCCCAATAATAGACAGGTCCGTTACGAAACCCAAATATTAAATCTTCTCCAAAGTTTTGTTGTGACCATACTCGTAACTCTTCAACACTTGTCTGTCCTGTATTAAACGGTCCAGCACCCCAACTACTCGCGCCCCAACCTTCAAAAGATGAAGCAGAGGTAACACCTGTGTTTATTTGGTATACTCCAACTGTAGAACTACCGCCGTTTCCTGAATCAGAACTAGTAGATGCAAGGTTTGTAAACTTCAACGTAGCAGAGCTAAAACTTTTTGCAAGTATTGTATACGTGCTTGCAGTCTCAACAGATTGAATTTTGTACTCTAAGTTTAAAACGTCAGCCGTAAAGTTAC